ACTCTGGTGATCCGAAAAACTCACAAAGTTTTATTGGGTTGGGTAAACTGGATAACACATTTAATAGTTCTACAGCCGCAACATCTATTATAAAGTTTGTTGCAGATATATTTAAACGTGACTATGTAAACAAATCAGCACAAGTTGATAAAGCCGTAACTGATTTACACAAACTCACATATGCACAAGTTGGCAATGAGTTAACGTCATCATTAAAATCTAAAATTGACACTTCGGTTTCTTCTGGTGTATTTGGTACTGTAGAACAAGACAAGATGTTGGCTGATTATAAATTTAATACAAAGATGGCCGAACAGTACATTCAAGGTGAAAGTTCATCGGACTACATCGCCCCTCAAGTGTATAGTCAAAAAGAAGGTAAATATGTTGAAGCACCATTTACTATGGTAGATCAGCTAGGTGATGATGGATTTGGAAATGTTAACACTTACAAAGTAAAAAAATACGATACTGACGTATTGATGTTAGATAAAAATGGTAATCCAATATATGACGTAGACAAGAGTGGTGGGCTTACTATGGCAGACTTTGTGACACCCGCAAAATCAACAGTATCTGCAACTGTTATTGCTAGTTCTGCTGAAGTCGCAGGTGCTTCAGCAAGCAAAGGTGTGACTGTTAATACTGTATCAGACAATAGTTCAACAACTACAGATCAATCTCAAAATATAACTTATACAAGTATGTTGTCTTCATCTAGAAATGCTATTACTGACTCAAGTGTGAATGCTGAAATAGCTATAGCTTAATGAAAAAAGGGGAAGCATTTTACTGCTTCCCCGTCAAGTCACAAAGGAGATTACGAAATATTAATCTTCAGCCAACTTCTCAAAATAACTTAAGTCTTCATCGTCATCAACAACTGAGTCTGCAACTGTAGTTTTCTTAGCAGGTGCTGGCGCTGGTTTAGCTGAAGCAGTAACTGGTACGTTAGGTTTAATAGACTGATAGTTATCACCAGAAGAACCATCTTCAAGCCCAAGCACTTTGTTCAAACGTGCTTTCAACTCATCATAAGACTTAAAGTTCTTTTCATCTAAGAATTCAGACAAGTTGTACTCTTGTTTCCAAATACGCTCTAAATCATCTTCATCACCAGACAATGGTCCTGGAGTGTCAAACTCAGACTTATCATAATTCTGATAGCCTTCAACTTTACGAATCTTCAACTTGAAGTTCGCACCTTCCCAGAGATCAAATGGATTGACAGCAGTCTCATCTTCAAACTCGGGATTCATCTTTTCATTTAACTTGTCAAAAATCTTCTTGCCAAATTTAAACAACTTAACTGTTCCGTCATTGTCAGAGTTTGCAGGGTCTTTGACAATATAAACGTTTGCGATATACTGCAACTTACGCTTTTGCTTACGTGCAATATCTTTGTTAGCATCAGAACCAGAGTTCCATAGAATGCTATTGTGTTCAGACACAGGGTCTTTCTTGTTGAGTGTAGTCAACGAGTTTTCAATGTACCATCCACCAGGACCTTGAAACGAGTGCTGAAATACTTGAACCCAAGGCACGTCTTCACCTGCGGGTGCGGGAAGAAAACGAATCGTTGCGAATCCGTTGCCTGCTTTGTCTACTGTGGGTTTCCAGAATCGGGTGTCTTCATAAGACTTCTTACCTTCTTCTTTGTTTGTGAGTTTGGAAACTGCGTCTGTGAGTTTTTCCAAATCTTTGGTGCGTGACTTTTTCAAATCTGCAAATGATGTTGATGCCATATTAGTATATTCCTTGTATGTTAAGTATTGAATGTATGTTTTGCTTGTCCACTTTTATCATAATCTACTATAGTATATAGTCTATCACAATTCTCTTTTTGTGACAATAGACGGCAAACCTTCTTGGGTTTACTCATTACTGCCACTACGCCACTACTAACTCTCTGAGTGACTTTTTCATCCGTGCCGTATCGTAATTTAAAAAGGGCTGGTACTTTTTGCATAACTTGCTTACCTCTTTGTAGATTGGATCATGTATCATTGTATCATATCTTTTGACAAAATGCAATAGTGAATTCAATATTGCTAGAGTCTCCAGACTGATTTCTCCTCTTAAATATTTCTTGATAATTGGTGGATGATCTCCACCTTTAAGATTAAAAAATTCATTTAGTTCATCTGGCTTCCAACCAGAGATAAAATCCATCTCATTTTTAAATACATACGTCAACGATTCTTGTTTGCGTTTCCATTCTTTATAGCGTTCTTCACACTCTTCAGACAGAAGTTCACCGACCCACATTTTTGTGTCGTGTAGAAAATTAGAAACTAAAAATTCTTCTAAGTAAGCATCTTTACGATTGCCAAGTTTAGCAAAAAAGATTTTGTCTTTACGTTTCAAAAAAGAATCGTATGTGACATTGACTTTCTTGTTATACTTGAACCAATCGTAGCTATCTTGTGTGAAGTGATTTTTAATCCCTAAGTAAACCTTGTATGCGTCTATAGCATCCATCTTCATCAGTCTTCGACCTCAATAGGTAATCTAGCTTTGGGCGTAATCATCTTCAACTTCATTGCTTCGCCTTCAATTGAAGATTTCATGCGAGGTGTAATTAAAGAAGCCGCAGTTTCGACTTCAATGTTTTTGATAGTGCAGTATTCAATAATAGCATCAATCATTGTGATTGGGTGCCTATCGAATTGAATCTTTTTGATTTCAGATTCAAATTCTTTCTGAGTTAAAATCTTAAGATTCATAGAATCGTACTGATGTAATTCTACCGTTTTTGTAGTAGCCAAATTGTGTTTGCACCTTTGCTGGTTTTGCTGTACGAAAATTCGAATTATTTATTTCGCTTTCTGATGCATAGTAGTAAGCTGGATAACCATTCTTACGCTGATACGATCTCATCTTAATCTCAGTTTTCATAATACTCATTTTAAATCGCCCTTACATTCTATAAAAAACATGCCCTTCAATAGTCGCAACTTTTGTTTTTCTTGCCGCCCAATCTGGTTTAATATTAGTGGCATGAAAGTGCGTTGCGCCCTCTAAGAGTTTAATTATATCACTACCTACTGTCTTTGTCAACAGCATCTTCGCAACCTCATAACACTCTTTCCATTTTTTGTTGTCTGCTGGTGGCGTGTTTGCAATTTTACTATTGTACCATGAAAACTGTTGTGGTTCTGTCACAACATCACGAATGTTTTTAGGGAATCTACTGTCTCTTAATCTGTTAAGGGTAACTGCGCCAACTGCAATTTTACCGATTAGAGGTTCTCCGCCTGCTTCATAATAGATGTTCATTGCCATCCAATACAGGTCTGATTTGCTAGAATTTTTCGGTGCTGTTGCCGCATCCGAAATCTCTTTAAATGTTGGCAACTCTGTCGCAATGGCATTGTGTGTAAAGAATAATGCCGACAGAAATACTACAGCCGCTAATAGTGCTTTCATATTTTTCCTTTCGTTTTTGACCCACTTTTTGAGTGGGTTATCTATTTAGCACTTAACTAATGTGCTTAATAAATGTGGTCCATCCCATGTCTGACTTTCGATTTTGAATTGACCTTTGAAGCCATAAACTTCTTTAGCCCACATCTTTTCATTGTCGAAATAAAATGGAAATGTTTGTTCTGTGATTATATTTACGTGCGTTGGATCCCAAAAAGCTGCCGCATGAGGGAATGCAGGAGTCTTAGAATAGAATTTTCCTCCAACTTTTAATACTCGCCAAATCTCACTCATCAATTCTACGAACGGATATCTACGATTTGGGCTGTACATCAATCTAGGAATGTGTTCGATGAAATCATGTGCAGTCACATAGTCAAAGAAATTATCAATAAAGGGAATTGGTTCAATAACCAAATCTGCTTTTGTGATTTTATTCTTAGTGTCATCTCTCACATCGATACCATACAAATGCTTTGCTTTGAATGGATTCTTAGGATACTCACCGCATCCCAAGTCTAATGCGTATGTTTCATCAGGCTCTTTAGTGTATCGAATAATGTCTTCACTACAATCTGTCACTTTAGATAAATCTTTACTCCACAATTCTTTTAGAGTTTCAGTAGTCATTACACCATTTGGTCCATGATAGTGATGGCTTCCCCATCCTCGAACTCTATCGTGTTCTGGTACTTTAGTCTGAATCTGCAATCTTCTGTCAAGCATACCTTTACTTGCAATACAATTTGCATAATGAAAAATCATCATCTCTTCATTGTTTAATGAAGCAAAATGACGACCAACATCATATTGCATAGTCTTCACATTGTGCAAACTTCTAGCACGGCGAGCCATGAAGTCTGTCTTATAGTGAATACCTTGTTTCTTTTGTTCCCATAATGGTTTAGTCTTATCTAATTCGTCATTAGGATTCCAATCCCAAAATGTAATTGTGGGAATCAAATGTTGCGTAGACCTAATCGTGTCAACTAAAAACTTGCTGTAGTCACCAACTAAGAATTCTGTGACGTTCAAACAAATGCGCCAGCCTTCAATCTTACGTTCGTATTCTAAAACTTCAGCGTCAACTGCCATAGCATTGAATTCTGCATTTTTAGATTGTACAACTTCCCATGTAGGACAAATCTCTTTAATGATTTCAAGAGACCTATCAGTAGATGCATAATCGATAATGATACCATGATCGAAAATTTTCTTGTGATGTTCTAACCACCAAGGGAGAATGTATTCTTCATTATAGATGTGTGAAATTACTGTTGCTGTCATTATGTCCTCAATTCTCAATTAAACTCGTATCTATCAATATAGGTACTGTGCTTGTCTTTAATAAATTTTCAACTGATCCAGGTTTCACGTTTGGATTTCTCAATTGTCCAAACTCATAGAATGATCGTCTGGGTCCACCAACGTGACAAATGCCTGTTTGTTCACTTAAGCATTTCTCTGCAATCTTGGGTGCAATAACATCTATGTATTCTTTAGATGAATACTTATCTGTGAATGCAGTATCAAATGGAAAATCAACATCGCAAAATTCTGTTCGTATGACTAATGATTTTTCATAAATTTGAGTTGCCATTTCAGCGGCTACTTTAGATTTTGCATATCGTGTGAGTGGATTAGGTAAATCTTCATGGCTGTAGTTTCCTTTTTGTCCATCAAATACGTGTGATGACGATATGAAAACAAATCTAGCATTCTGATTCATTGCATGTTTCAATGCGTTACATGTGCCTTGAATGTTTGTATCTATGGTTCCAATCGGATCTTTTTCTGCATCAGCAAACTTAGCAATAGCCGCACAATGAATAATCAAATCACATTTAAATTGTATGAAAGACAACGGATCGGTAATGTCTAACTCACTACTACTCGGTGCAATGACTTCATGTCCATCTAAATGCGAAATTAAATTTCTACCAAGAAGTCCTGACCCACCAGTCAATAGTATTTTCATTTGCCCAAAACTTTCTGAAAAGTTGTTATATTAGAATACTCATCATCATTGAAATTATAACTCAATGGATCGATATTGTCAAGTATCTCAGCAAGTGAATCTAATGGAGTAAACTGTGACTTGAATCCCAACTCATCTTCAATCTTCTCTGTGGTAACTTTATAATTACGAACATCATTGTTTTCATTGATAACTAAGTCAACAACATATCCTCTTTTTCTCAACTCTCCATGAATTGCTTCACCCAATTGTCCGATAGTAAGATTGCCACCAGACAGATTATAAACACCAGACACATTCAAGTCTGCTTCTAATGCTTTTTGATATCCTTGAATCACATCACGAATATCTATTAATGGGCGCCAAATCTTTGGATTGTTAACTACAATCTTCTGTGTAGTGAATGCACTCTTCAACATAGTGTTCACAACTAAATCATAGCGCATCTTTGGTGACCATCCACCAACTGTACCTTTACGGAATACAATTGGTTTAAAGTTATCATCTTCTAATGTCTCTAAGCCACGTTCACATTGCAGTTTAGAAATACCATATGCATATGCTGGCTTAACTAAACTGCCTTCGTTCAATGTCTTGTTCTTTGTGAACCCATATACGCTACATGAACTTGCACACACAAAACGTTTTACTCCTGCTTCTTTAGCAATGAATGCAAGATACATTGGTGCAGAAGAATTCTCAATAAAGTTTAAGTCTGGTCTGAACATCGCCATTGGATCATTAGACAATCCAGCAAGAAACATAACTGCATCATATGAAGTTAACTCTGCGGGTTTGATATCCCAAAGACTTTTCTTTTCTTTTGAAATGCTTGGGTTCAGTTTATCACCAAACCAGAAGTTGTCGATAACGTGTATCTTATATCCCAAATCAAACAGGTGATTAGAGAGTCTTGTGCCAATATAGCCTGCGCCACCAACGATTAGAATATTTTTCATAATTAGAATTTTGGATTTAGTTTATAATCTGCGAAAGAACCTGCGGCTCTGTCTTTGTCTGATAGAATAAAGTCTTTGATTTCATCAATTGTTTGCCAATCGATATTCAAATCTTTATCAAATGGATTAATTGCGGCTTCTGCTTTAGGGTTGTGTACTGCGGTGCATTTGTACATTAGATGCGTATATTCTCCTAATGAAAGAAACGCATGACCAAAGCCTGCTGGCACCCATAACTGATTGTTTGATTCTGGTCCTAACAACTCAGCATGATACTGCCCATATGTTGAAGAGTCTTTTCGCAAATCAACAGCAACATCAATTCCATATCCATGAGTAACACGAACCAATTTACCCATTGGTTGATCCCATTGAAAATGGATGCCTCTTAGAACATACCTGAGTGATACAGATTGATTGTCTTGAAGAAATTTTACGCCAAGGGCTTCTTCAACTTCGGGTCTAAATGTTTCAGTAAAGAAACCACGATTGTCTCTATAGACAGGAAGGTTGATGATTTTAACATCAGGGATTATTTTCGAATCAGTTATTTTCATTATTTCTCCATAAGTAAGTGACAGGTTATTCTGTTACGAGGAAACCTGTCGAAACCCTAGTCAGCGTTTAGGCTGCCAATGCGAAACGTGAGTCGTTTGCGTTTACTTTGTTTTCTTCTTTTTACATCGTTGCTGATGTGCTGTCCACTCTGTTACTCTTTGCCCTGTCGAAACTATGCACCCCCATCAAAAATAAATTATATAATTGTATTTTCTGCAACAACATATACTTTCCATTTCGGATGTTTTTTAGAAAGACTTTCTGCTTTAACAAGCAAATGTTCTTTACTCTTACTTACATCTTTTACGAAAGTTTTGTCGCCAGTTTTTACTACAATTTTATATTTCATAATTTACTTTTGGTGGAGGTGGGGGGATTCGCACCCCCGTCCAAAACCTGTTTCTCTTTGCTTCATACAGCAATAATATTATTTAGTCAATCAATACAGCATCATATGCTTCACGGTAAGATATAAAATCTTTGATGTAATCATTGCGTTTTTTGATGAACACTTGTGGGTATTCAGAGTCAACGGCAATCATAATTACAATTTGTGATACTGGTATTCCAGTTCGTTCTTCATACATGACTGCATAAGCAGAACATTGCATAAAGTATCCTTTAATCCAACTCTCTTCTTTTAACTTGCCTGAAGTTTTAAAATCGATGATAGACAGTTTACCATCATACTCTGCAATACAGTCAACTCTACCAGCAACTTTTAGATGATGAGAATACAAAGGAATTTCTAATGCGTGAATGTTGTTTACGTGTTCATCCAATAGAGGTTGTAACGATTTGAACATAGCAATAGTATCTGGCATTGTCTTGTGGATATGCGCTGGATTTGTACGAGCATAATCTTCTTCATTGTTCAAATAGTTTTCACAAATCTTGTGTACTTTAGTCCCACGATTGGATGCTTTAGTTGAAATACGATTCGCTTCTTCTTCACCCACACGTTTTCTCCATTCAAGGATTTTATCTTTGCCATGTTGGGATGTAATAGTAGTCACAGAAGGATATAGTAATCCCTCTGGTGTCTTGTAGAATCGTTTGCCGTTTATTGTTTCGGTTTCCAAATCATAGTCAATGTCGCATCCAATGTGTTTAAATTTCACTTTAGTAATCCTGTTGTTATAATGATATTTTATTTAGCAGTATCTACTCCGTCTTCATGTTGCAACTTCGCCAAAATATAATCTTTTACCAATGAAGAACGAACGATATCATCTACAGTAAATTCAATCTTTGTAAATGCATTCATGTGATATGCAATGTCAAAGAATTTAAGAATACCTGATACATCATTCTTCTTTTTATTCAAGTCGGTTTGTCTATAGTCACCACACCAAATAATTTTAGAACGATAGCCAACCCTTGTCATAACAGTATCGATCTCTTCAAATGTCATATTTTGCATTTCATCAACGATAATGATAGCATCATCAAATGACATACCACGAATGAATGATGTGGAGATAAACTCAATGTGTCCTTGTTCTTCTAATCTATCCCATGCATCTTTGCGACCAAAAAGGGTGTCGCAGATTTGACGATATGGTTGTTGATAAATTTCCATCTTCTCATTTACATCACCAGGTAAATGTCCTATTTCTCGGCTCTGTACTGCGGATCGCACCACAATAATTTTATCAAATGGATTTGATTTGTCCATTACTTCTTCAATTGCTTTGTATAGCGCACAAAATGTTTTACCTGTACCCGCTACACCATGAAGTGCTACGAAATAGTCTCCACGTTTATATGCATCGAAAAAAAGTTTTTGATTGTCTGTTAACGGATCAAAAGTTTTTAAATCATCTAGTCTAAGTCTAAGTGTGTTATTGACTGATTTTAATTTAGGAGGGGTTTGAAATTCTGGTTCGGTATTTGCCGACTTAGATACAGCGGGTTTTCTTGCCATGGGTGCCCTTCTTGATGTTGTAGTATTTTTATGTGTCGCCATTATTAGAATGTGTTAACATTTCCTAAAGGATGCGCTTCTTTTGCTTTTGAAAGGACTTCTCTAAATCCATTATCTGGCTTTCGAATGCCTAAACGAATAGGGTCGCCAATTGATGGCGCCCCTAATAAAATAGATTCGAGTTGTGGATTGTCTTTTAAGTATTCTTCTCTAACACTAATACTAAAGAATTTTTCTGTTATTTCACCTGTATCTTTATTGATGAAGTTGTATGTCGGCATTGTTTACTCCGTATGAGAACCATTTTGGGGTTTCTCTGTTTTTCCATTTTGCAAATCTACTCTTATCATGTATATAGTAATTTTGATACGAACGAATAGAATCATTCGTCACTTTGTAGATATCAGGCATCGCAGGTGTAGGCTCTGTAAATGGAATGTCAGCAATGTTCTCTGGAGGCATACGAAGGTATTTTGCATATTTTTCACATGCATGATGTTTGCCATATCGATGTGTATACTCAGCCAATAAGTGAGTCCACATTTGATACAGCCACACATAGTTTTGTTTGCTTGCACGAACCCATATATTTGACGGATGATTAACGTGTGATGCTTTCATCAAGCCGTATTCAATGATTTCGTTTTTCATGCGCCAACGTTGAATGTTACGATTGTTCGCAGTCTTATCAATATACTTTTCACCATCAAGAACACGGTGTGCGGTAGACATGAGTTGTGCATACTCAATAATCATTTTAACAACATGTTTGTCTAAGTGCATTTCAGCACAGACTTTTGGTTCGTGATTAAGATAGAAGATGTTCATACGAAATCGTAAGTCTTTTCAAAAATAGGGCCATCACAAATATAAAGTTCTCCGTCAATACCTTTCATAAGATAATCACCAGCTTTGCCTTGCTTGTAATTACCTTCTAAAGTATTCACACGAAAATCTTCGTCAATACGTTTAGCATTGATAACAATAGGACGTTTCATGCATGGTGCCATGCTATCAACGTTTTCAAAAGTATCATAAGTTTTCATATTTTCTCCACAATTATTTTATCGCCATTGTCAGTACCAAACGACATGTTATCATAGTATACACGAACAAGACCCTTTCGTGCAAGTGAAACACAGGTAATACATGCACCAAAGTAATTTACATTTTCGGTAATCTCTTCAACAGATTGGCTTGGCACACCTTCAGCACGGGATAACATTTCTGTCATTAACACAATGTCTTCCATGCGTTCATTGAATTCACTATCACCTTCGTCAATTATTTCCATTAGTATTTCTAAATTTTCATTAGAAAGTTTTTTAAAGAATCTACCCAATGATGTGTACGGATTACGCATCAGCATTTTTGCTACCGATTTTGTTACTGGCAAAAGTTTATCGGATTCAATAATCTTTTCCATATCTGGGTGTGAATTTTCAAAGTCAATAGGATCGTCTTCCATTAAATCTCCACGTATTTTAGTTTAAAGTCTTCAGCACGGTCTTCATAATTTATGTATCCACGTGGATTGCAAACAACCCTAGTAGTGCCAATCATATAATCAAATTCTTCGTGCGTATGTCCGTGAGTCCACAATTTGATTTGTGGATTGTCAAGAATGAATTGATCTAAACGACTACTGTATGCGCCATTCACAATCACTTCAGTCTGATATCGTGGATGTGTAGATGCCTTGCTAGGTGCATGGTGACCAACAACAACATATTTACCGAAAGGCTCACTTGTTACATTAATGTATTCTAACATCTTTTTATGATCCTGTACAGTATCTTCTGGTGTGAACCTAGCGGGACGTTTACGAAACGTAGGAATCTCTGTACCTTCTTCATTCACATCGAATGTTCGGTATGAAACCATTTCATTGCTATTTTCAATAAGACGAAAATCATTCATCTTAACACGGATGTGTGCAAGAGTAACCGGGTCTTGTGCATTCATGTCGGTCCACAATGTACCACCAATAAATGTTACGTCATCAATTGTCACATGCTCTTTATCAAGAATGTGCAAGTTCTCAATATGTCCCAAGTACTTTCGTAGAATCGTAAACGTTTCAGCATAGTCTCCATGATAATGTTCGTGATTTCCAACAACATAAATCACTTTGGAAAATTCATTCGCACAGCGAGTAAAAAACTCAATATAACGTTGAGTCTTACCGCCTTGCACCATACTGTAAATATCGGGATCACGAAAATCAGCCGCAACGCAGATATCGCCAGACAGTATTAGTACGTCAGCGTTTTCTTCGTTCTTTAAAATCAAGTCACCAAATTCAAGGTGAACATCGGATGCAATTGCAATCTTCATTTTTACTCTCAGTCTGAGTGAGGTGGGAGAACATATTCTTCACAATAAAATTTAAGTTTAGATATTGTTTCATTTACATCACTATGTAGAATACCAATTCCACCAGCTTTGACGAAGCCATCAATTACATAATCGGTGTCATCAACAAGTATAATTGTCGGATGAGCATATTGTGCTTTCAATCTACTACCAGGACAAATATTTGGTTTATATAAAATGCCATGTTCGCAAAGCCATTGTGTTTTTTGAATTGCTACTTCGGTATGATGTTCTTGCCCACCACTTGAAGTTAACATTTCAATTTCAATGTTTGGAATAGTTCGCACGTAAGCAAGCAACTCTTGCCCACCGGGATTCCAATCTAGTGTCGCAAAGTTTTCACCTTCAATGAATTTTTTCCAGTTAGATGAGAAGTTTTTTCTGTCTCTAGATTTACCAGGGCTTTCACCGAATAGTTCTTCGTATCGTCTATTGAACGAACAAAGCACACCATCCATGTCTAGATAAATTTTATTTACAACCATACAAACAATCCAATCACTACGATAAACACAAAATATTCCATAAGAGTGAAATGCTGGATTAGTTTATAAAACCAATCATAGTGTAACAATCTCTCATATATGCTAAATTTCATTCTGACATTCTCGCAATTAAATTTTGTAAAACAGGTTCAATCTCAAAAGAAGGAATGCTTGACATATACTGGACGTATCTTACAACGTCAGCACCTGTCAAGCCTTTATCCCACGCTTCAAGGATGTATCGTTCTATTACTACACGGTCATCCATATCACTCCAATAATTATGTTCGAATATATGCTTCAGCAAATTGGCGGTCTTCAAAGTCCTCAACGTCTGTATCGATTTCATCTAACAGGTTGACGGGCTTCTTTGCAGAAGACTTTGCCATTGCAGACATAATTCCATCAAGGGAATCACCAGCACGAACGGGCGCAGGAGTAACTTTCTTAGCTTTCACAGGCTTTGTAGCTTTAACAACAGCCGTTTTAACTGTAGCAGTCTTAGGCTTTGCAACAGCTTTGGTTGCCGTCGCAGAGAATGCACCACTAGCAATCAGTTGTTTCATTTCGTCAATGTTGACGAGTTCGTAACCAACTACCTTGCGACCATCACGGACGCTTTTGATGATAGCACCAGCAAAGATTTTCGTGTCGAGTAACACATTCGAAACACGGTATACGCAATCGTATTCCATTTCTTCGCAAAGTTTTTCTGCACTAAAAACGCCGCCCTGTGAAAGAACGACAATAGCTTTTTGCCAACGATTTGATTTTGCCATAATAAATTTCCTTAAAAAGAGTTAATCAAGATATACATGGTAACACACCATGGGGTGTTTGTCAAGCGGTAACGACAAAAGGTTTGTCCCACTTACCAACATTGATATGAGCATAGTAAGCGGTATCGAAATAATCCGTCATCGCATCGCTACGGTCATAATAATCACCAGAATAAATCGCAGTAACGATTTTGGTCATCAGTTCTTTTGCTTTACCAGAATAATGATCCTGATAATAGTAATGGTTCACTTGATCGTAACCAGTTTTATTGGGTTGAAAACCACGTGCAACTTGATAAGAGTCACGACCGCAAGTTTCATTTGCGTTTGCAATAAAGTCAACAGGTGCGGACTTAATTGTGCATGTGATAGAGAGACTATCGCAACGCAAGGAATACTTAACACCAGTGCCTTTAAGTGCGGCATCAAGTCTTGCTTTGATTTTCGCTTTGCGTTCTTGGTTCATGTAAGCCATATTCAATTTTCTCCATAATAAAAAACATCAAGATCATACGATTGTGATTCATACATCATCATATCGTGGTAAGCATTAATTGTATCAAGAAACTCCTGGTATGTCAAGTCAATTTGTTCTTCTTGTTGCATAAAAGCAACAGTCTGTAATTCAGCGTTTATCGAATCAATATTCATAATTAGTTCTTAATTTCACACTTAACACATCCAGTATCGCACGAAAATGGCAACTTGTCAAGTCTTTTTTCGGTAATGTTGCACAAAAACAACAAGATTGGAGGGGTTTTGGACTGTTTTTTCACCCAATTTGATGCTAGAGTACGTCTGGACCTCCAGAGACGTCCAAACGGCGGTCTGGTGCGTCTTCTCCATCTTATTTTCCTGTAATAAATCCTACAACAAAACCAAACGTTCGAATACACCAAACCTTGAAACGGAATCTTTTGTTTATACCATTTCGTTTGGATTCATCATATCGATTACGCAATATTGGACTCACACGGTTCCTCCGTAGTATGGAATCAACAATTCTAAAGCCGCAATGATTTTAGCGTTATTGACAACATCTTCTGGATGCAACCATTTTCCTTCTTTATAATCTTCAAGTTCTTTTCGCAAATATTTTAATTGATCTTGCAAAGTCAGCAAGGTAATTTTATCTGCAATATCATAGTCAAGCATAAGTCCGCTACTCATAATTTCTCTCCGCAATGTGGACACAGTTTGGTATTGGAATTACGCATTTCTTTCAATGTCTTGTTAAGTTTTCTAGCATCGGAAATAATTCTGCGTATTGCTTTACGGTCTCTATCGTGTTTGGTTTTAGTTAATTCTTCTTTAAGGTGCAACTTCATCTTATTCAACCGACCTTCAAAGATTTCAATAAATCCAGTTATTCCTGTTGATGAGTTGGTCATTATTCTTCTCCAAACTCTTCTTCAAATCTATCTTCTTTTTCAAACTCTTCTTTAAATCTATCTTTGTAAATTTCTTTAGCATGTTCTAAAAAAGTTATATACAAATCATTTTCAAAATCTTCTCCGCTCATAAAACCCAAAGGATCAATAGCCATTAGCCAACGAGCATTAGATGAATAAGCCCAGTAATCATATTTTAATTTACTTTCCCTATCATAAATTTCATCAACTATAGATTTTTGAATAGGATTATTTTTAGAATATTCTAATTTATTTTTTTTATCTTCTTCTTCATATTGATGACAGTAGTTTTTATATTCTGCTAAAGTCATTTTTGAAATCATTTCTTCATATTCGATCAATTCAACAGGCGCTTTTGCTTTTTTTAAATTATTTACTCTCAACTCTCTTTCTTCTTGAAATTTTTTATTTCTGCTGATAGTATCTTCAATAATAATAGTCTCATTCATATAGTCTTCTGCGGTGGTAAATTTTAAATCGTTTGTCATTGTTCTTCTCCAAACTCTTGTGTTACCTGATTCACCATATCACACATACAACTAAAACAAGTTGGGCAGAATGATACACTCAGCATACCAAAGTAGCCGTGTATACCGCCTTCGTCATCTGTAAATGCACAATCACAAACACTACATTTGTTCATCATACAAATTCCTCAATGTCAAATTTAGTCATAACAATTTTATCCTTCACTTTCTTTGGATAGAATTCTGGTGTTGTCATTGTTTCTGCAACAAGAATCTTACCTAGTGCGATCCATTCAACAAGAGGCATTTTAATCTCGGTATATAATTCAAGGTAATCTTGGCATTCGGCAAAAGATTTGAATTGCTTAGAGTCGAGTGTGTTTGTTAGTTTTGGTTTTGCGAGTAACATAATTTATTCCTTATAAACAAGTGAGGAGGTACCATCGTATCGTGAAATATCTTCGTTCCATGAAGGAGGTTGTCCGCACTCAAAATGCGCCACATCTCGACCTTCAATGTCTTCTTCAACATTTAAAATGTCAACTTCATCGGTGTAGTGCCAATCGTGGCACCACTCACAATAAACTTTGAATCTGTCTTCTGCCATTTTTCGTTTGCTTTGAAAGCCAGTCATGTTCACTCCGCAGAAATTGGATCTAAACAAAATTGTGCAAAGTCTTCCCACGTACCTTCAAAAATCACCGCAGTTGGATTCTTCACAATCACTTTGTCTTCATACACATGGTACTCATAATCTTGAAAGCAATCCGTACTGCTAACAGGATAAATATAAATTCCACCAACGCCATGTTTCAATTGAACAATCAATTGGGCAGCCAAACATCCCATGCCATTGGCATCAAAAGAATTCTGTTCACCAAAGCCATTGACAAGGGTTTTAGAATCCAAAAACTGAGCAAGTTCATGGCCATGGCAAGATGGATAACCATCATATTGCCGATAAATATTAATTACTGGCACATCGCCATCGTACACAAAAGTTAAAGATCGAGTACCCATTATGCATTCTCCTTTGCCATATCGTAACCATTCATAAAATCATCGTTAGAAAAAAGTAAATTATCCCAACGTCTTTGCATTATAACTTCAACGAATTCAACTGGGCAACCAACTTGCTCTGCAATTTCTTCACAAAGCATAACTGTTGTATCCAGCAGTTCATTAATTTCAATTTCAATTTCGCTCATTATGCATCCTCACGAATTACACTAACACCAATCAACATGCCGATTAGACCGCCAATCGCAACCATTATTAAAGTCAACAAGTCAGCATCGGGATTCACTTCGATACCACCAACGGCACCAAAGATAATTAGAAAACTAACAAGCATTATAATAGAACCACGCATTTTTTACTCTCTTTTCAACTGAACAAATTCTAGTATATCACAATGGGCAGGTAAGTCAACAACTATTTTCAGGCCTGTTGTTTCTTTACAACGGCAAGTTTTTTTGTTTTTGGTTTTGTTTCTTTCGAATTGTCATTATAATCGGGGTCTAACCATTCATACTCATTTTCCAGTCGCACTTCCATGCGATAATTAAATTCGCCAAGCATATCTAAAATAACTTTACATGCCCGATTGAAACCTTTGTCGTATTCATTTTCAGGTTTCTCTATCATATTTCCAATATCGTCCATAATCAGAACTAATTCATCATATGCACTATGAAATTCTTTTTTATATTTAATACCCATATTGTTCCTCATTTTTTCTTTGCAACACCAGAAATTTGCCACAATTTCTCTTCACCTTCATAATCGTATGCGTGGACAAAAAGTTTTTGTCCGTATGCTTCGATAGTACCCCAATTATCATAAACATTATTCGGGTCTGGTTCTACAGTAACGTTCCGCATAATTTCACAATACCCTTTTTGTCCCGTAGGCAATTTGCTTTTAAAATATTTGTAATTATCGGGATAAGTGATAAAGATTTTAGATTTCATTTTAAGCGGCCATTAATATAAGAGTGGGATATTTCACAAAACCAGTGGTGTCTTTTTTTGCTTTGCCTTTTGCATACAAACCAACAACAACACCTTTAGGATCAAGGAAACGCAAATCGGATTCGTCACCATTGAAAACTGGCATACCGAGATAAGTCTCAGGCATCGGCAAAGTTTTCTTAATACCGAATACTGTAGCAACATTATAACCTTGTTGAATTGCTTTTGCAACATCGGAATCATTGCCATCTGCGGCAGAGAATGTCAAATGGTAGTTAGCGATATCAACAACTTTACGACCAAGAACCTTGGTGTAGTCATAGAATTGGACTTCAGGAAAAGCGGTGAACATGTTACGGAACAATTTTCCGTTACGGACAACTTCATACTTTTCAAACGCAAGGTCGGAAGTGCCATTCAAACGGAACACAGGAACAAGGTTCATCCGTTTGCTTTGCTTAATTGCTAATTCGATATCAGCAACCAGCAGGTTCATAAATTGAATACGGTCTTCGAAAAACATTTTCGTTTTGCGAATACGTGCCTTTTGAATAACGTTTGTAGTTTCGCCACGCTTAAACATACCACCACGACCAGCAGTATTCAAACATGCAGAAGTGCAACCAGCGGTACGCTTAGGGCAAGTTTCATAACCACTCAAATCTGCCGGAGCAAGGTGCAGAATGTAGGTATTGTAACCTTGTGACATTCCTTTAAGTACTTTGGGGTTTCCGGTAGACAGTAATTTCATAAATTTTCCAGTTCTTTTCTCAATCTCTAGACTCTAGTATAACAGGATCGGTAAACATGTCAACAACTATTTTCAATACTGTTGTCTTTTTGCAACACTATGCAAATTCGTAAAATTTAACGGAAGGGTCAAGTTTTTGCAGTTCTTTAGCCGCCATTGTCAATTCCTTGTAGCGTTTCTGGACCAAACTACGGGGCAGTTCACCATCACAAGTCAAATTCTCGGGACTCAAATCTGAATCGATTGAATCGGCAATTTTTTGACGGTCAGTAGCACTATCTAACGTAAGTGCTTTGGCACCAAAGATTGTAGCGTATGCGTTCTTGCGATCTAGATATGTTTTTAATGCTGACATTTTGTTTCCTTTTCGATTAATCAGACTCTAGTATACCACAATGGGCACACTTGTCAACAACTATTTTCAGAAATGTTGCAAAAAAACGACACAAAAAACCCGCTTTGGAGCGGGTTTCTAGTCTAGGGAGGGGTAAGAGTACCCACAATCAATAAAAGCAGTCCAAAACCCCGCCTACGGTGCTGTAGACTTCCAATTTCTGATTGCTTTTTCTAAGTCCTTGAATGCTTCATCTTCTTCCACAGATGTAGTACTTTTGTTTTCAGGTGTAAAATTCATATTATCATAGAATGGTTGCCCGTTTTCGAATTGATAATTGTTTTCGGTGTCAACCAATTCTACTGGCAAGTCATCTTTAACGCAATCCCATACTGTTTGAAATTTTTCATACAATGTAGAATCGATATCATCAATCATACCTTCCATTGTATAGATTGCAGATTGCAATACTTTAATGTCAACCTCATTCTCTACACCAGCGACAAGAAGTTTATATAGATTTCTAAACTCTCCAACTCGAATGATTTCAGATTCTAGTTCAGTTAATTCGTTCCAATGTTTCATATTGACTCCGTTTTCATTTGTTGATTGTAATGTCGTGGTGGTTGTTCACGCACAGATTCTTTGATAGTGTTTTGAAATTTACTAACACTACTATCTATAAGCATTGCAATTCCAGAAGTACCTGCCGTTGCGAGAAAGATACCGACAGCACATCCACATAAAAATTTCATCATGCTATTGTCCATTGAATGTCATCACGAATTTCTACAGATTCTGAACCATCATATTCGTGAATACGAAAAGCAGTACCGACAGGCAACCATTGAATTGTTAAATCATCTGCACCACCACAATATGTGCCTGGATACATAGAAGTAACGTATGTCTCAATTGTTTCAGCCGATGCACCATGTTCAACCATATCAACTAGTGTTGGATCAAACATCATAAAGTCACGATAGTCTTCTTCACCTCGAAACGCCCATGTTGACCAACCAGCACCGAATCCAGGAGACACAACTACTGCAACTTTTCCATCACGAATAACTTTGTTCACTTTTAGTCCACCTTCATCGCATTCAATTCATTGATTTTTTGTGTTTCAATCTTACCAGTTTCTTTATCTAACTCACGAAAAGATTTAGATGCACGTAACTGAGCATAGAGTGCGGCATTACGTTGTACTTCAGCAAGCATAATCTTGTTTGATTCGTCAGCAGAGAAACGCAAACGAACGAATGTACGAAAGCCAGAACCTTCTTTTACTGTCATAAAGTTAACACGTTGTACACCAACTAGATTCACTTTAGCAACAATCAATCGTGTAGTACGTTCAATGTCAGCATTAGCAACACCTCTACCAAGCACACCAGATTCAACTGCAAAGTCTTTCATCATAGCACTAGTGTATGACGAATAGTTAGAAGCAAGTTCACGTTTAGCAGACAACATTGCTTTGTCTACAGAGAACTGAAAATCGTTTGAGTATTCAGTACCAACACCATAGATAGCAGAATCATCTTTCTTTGGTGTTTCAGCATACCACTTAGGGTAGTCTACTTCATTGCTAAAGTATTTTGTTTCACTAACACTCGGACCAGTTTTGATGGAACTACATGCACTTAGTGACAGAATCATCGGAACTACAATATAACAAATAAGTTTATCCATAATTACTTTCCTACATTCTTAACGTATTGACCTGCTTGATGCAAGTCTTGTCCAGCGCCTTGCATTGCGCCACCCACAGTACCACAGCCAGTTAAGGCTACCAGTACACCCATAATAAAAAGAGACTTCATTTCACTTACCTTTCAATGCTCACATGATGATTAACAATTTTTCTGCTAGAGAACGGAATGTTCTTTACCAGTGAATCAAACTCCATTGTACTATACCGACTCTTAAAAGTCAAATTCTTATCGGTAAACAAAAACACTAGCAACTCATTAGAATGACCTTTGCCAAGTGGCAATTCAGCTTGCATTTTGTATCTAGCGGATGGAATCTGAACCTGTTTATTAATCTCAAGTACTTTGTCAGTATAGACCATTTGATACTCTTTGTCAACTAGATTAAAAACACCAACGGTACCTGTAATTCCAGAGACAGCTTGAAAGACAAATCGTTCTCCAACTTTAAATTGATTCTTACCTTCAACATGAAACTTCATTGTGTTGGTAATCTTCTCTACGTCAGCTACAATGTCAACTTCACACACTTGCCGATTTCTATCAGGATAAACTTGTTTGTCTTTCTTGATAATTGTTTTAATCTCACCACTCACTTCAGTATATAAAGTTGATAGTGTCGTACACTTCTCATCTTTACAACTTTCATTCTGTGCGGCTTCAATCAATTCACCAACAAAATTTGCAATTGCATTTTGTTTTGCTTTTTCTTCAGCAAGTCTACATGCAACATTTTCAGCAGTATCAGGACCGAATGAATATTCACCAGTACCTGATACACGTTCAGCATGTGCAAGACTACTCACACAAAGCAAAGTCATAATAAAGAGTTTACGCAACTTTCAATCCTTTCAGTCTGTCTGCCGCATATGATGCCGCAAACGCATTTGGTTTAACCATAGGCACAACATTACATGTTCCCTTGATGTATCCAATTGCTTCGTTAATAACACAAGAACTACCATGCATTTCGTTTGGATTAATATCCAAATGAACTTCAACATCTCGCCCCTCCAATACATCTGCAAGTTTAATATACAACTCAGAAAGTTTATACACTTCATTCATCAGACGATACCTTGGACGATTCACTTTTTGGTCGTAGTCACGTTCACGTTGTACTTCACCAAACAATTTGCATCCATTATTTCCGTTAATGTGAACTACGATAGCGAGAACATAATCTGCGTACCACAATTCATTTACTCTCATTCTTTCAGAATCACAACCAATATAGATTTTAGTCTCTGGTGTTTGTTCTTCTATAAATTGTCTCACCTCTTTCAAATCTAAACGTTTCATTTAATTTCTTCTAATGTTGGTGCATAGTTTCCCACATGCTGTACTGTAATTGAAGATGCTTTATTTGCAAATTTAATTGCTTCTTCAATGCTATTTGTCACAAGATATTGATAAGTCAAAGCGGCTAAGAACGTATCGCCTGCGCCACACACATCAACCACATCAACTTTTTTTGTTGCATGTACAGTATTTGTGTGTTCGCCTTTTAACATTGCGCCCTTTGCGCCTAGTGTCACAATCATATCCCATGCATGAGACTCGGCTTCTTCAAATTCTTTTTCGTTGATCTTAACGTAAGCACCATTAAATGCTTCTAAGTTTCTTTTCTTCGTATCGATAAAAACTGGTCCATTAAAATCGTGAATCAGATTTTGAATATGTTCGTAAGTTAGAAAGCCTTTGTTATAATCGGATACAACAACAGCATCATAACCTTCCGTATCTACAATTCCATCCCATGGATCTATCTTTGGCTCATCATCTATTCTAACAATTTGATATCCAGATTTTTCGTCTATGATTCTAGTCTTTGTGATTCTCGGTTCACCATTGATACCTGCCGCTTGATTTGAAATTATCGTTGTGTCACAGCCGAGTTTATACAGATTGCTATGGACATTTCGTGCCATACCAAGTCTGGTTTCTTTTCTAGTTAATTTGATTACGGGAATTGGGGCTTCTGGACTCAATCTGTCGATTGTTCCATATTGATAAACGTCTATGCAAGAATCACCGATTAGCAATATCTTGAATTTTGTTTGTTGTTGAATATTTTTCAAGTCTGTCATAAAATTTAATTTCTTTGCAGAATTCAGCGCCAATGATTGGCTTGCCTTTGTAATCACTACCTTTAATCATTATATCAGGCTTGTAGTCACGAATCAAGTTTACCAATTCTTCATCGGTATCAAACACATCCACTCTGTCTACCGATTTAAGTGCGGCTAATAATGATGTACGTTCGTATTCATTATTGATTGGTCTGTCTTCACCTTTCAACTTTTTGATACGTCTATCGGTATCGATAAGCACGTAGACATATGCATTAGGAAACGATTTTGCATGTTGCAGTAATCGTATATGTCCTAAATGTATAATGTCAAATGATCCGTTTACTATGATTCTCATATTACTATGTATATGGTAGGCTGAGAGGGAATCGAACCCACACTCAAAGGATTATGAGTCCTCTGCTTTAACCGTTAAGCTATCAGCCCTAAAACTTGGTACGAGTACCCGGACTTGAACCGGGACGCACAAGGCGAGAGATTTTAAGTCTCTTGTGTCTACCTATTCCACCATACTCGCATTTATTCTACAATTTCCATCCACGTATGGTCGCCCATGTATTTCACTTGCGCTATGTACTCATAGTCAATAGGTTTACCCGTTGACCACCCAGTTGGACTAGTAAGCACTAGCAAAGTTTTTTCTTTACGTGTATTCCAAACTAACCAGTAGCAATTGCCCATGACAAGTTGAAACTGATATTCTGCGGCATGAACTGCATCTGTTATTTCTAATCTACGTTTAATCTCTTGCGCTTGTTTATCTAGCACTTCAACAAGTTGCATGATTCTATCATACTCTTGTTGTGCATACATTCTAGCATGATTTATCATCAAGTCTTTTTGTTTAGTCACAGGAACTAAATCGAACTTAATGCCACCAGCTTCTGTCGGATACTCTGATACATTTCTATTAAAGAAAGGAATCAATGTTCCTGTCGATGTAGAATCGTAACTGTTTACACCTTTTGCAGAATTTGGTTTTTTGGTCATGCTAACATTAGATGGTCCGGCGTAGAGGAATCGAACCTCTATTGATAGCTTAGAAGGCTACTGTATTATCCATTATACTAACGCCAGGATTAATTTCTATACATGTAGTATATTCTACATTGTGCCTTTTGTCAAGTGGAGCGGGGTAACAGAATCGAACTGTCAGCATTAGCTTGGAAGGCTAAGGTATTACCACTATACGAACCCCGCAATTTTTTGGCTACCCACCAAGGACTCGAACCTTGACTAACGGTTTTGGAGACCGTGGTGCTGCCATTACACCAGTGAGTAATTATTTGTTTAACGCATCTTGGCGTTTCTTATTGAATGCTTCATAGTCTTCTTTGGTGCCTAATTCATAGCCCTTATCAGAATGAATTTCTTCAGCCGCTTTGATATTCTTTTTGAAGATAGCATCAAATCGATTTGCGTATTCTTCCTGACTCACGCTAAATGGACGTGGTGCGCTTCCTTTTCCACCATCACTCATAAAATCACCCTATGGTATTCGTAGTTAACTGTGTCTTCATTCTCTCTAAAAACAACTGCACCATTACGCAAATGAAAACGTCTTGCCATTTCAGTTCTTGGACTTAGTGTAACATATCTTTGAATTTCTGGTTTGTTTTCTTTGATGTGTCTAACAGCATCAAAAATTAATGTACGACCAGCACCCGGAGCATAACTCCAGATGGTATAAAAGATTGCAACAACGGGTTCAGTTGAAACTTGAAACAATTCAGTTTCTTTTGTTGGAATTTCTGTTTGATAACTGACGCATGTGATTGCTTTCACTTGTTCATCTGGATCACGCAAGACAAAAATGTCTTTGTTGTCACCAACTCTGTCAACATGTGGAATATGAGGGCGCACTGGATCTTCATTCAGCATTCCCATTACACTATCAGTAAACGATTTTATTAGATATAACATTCTATACTTTCATTTTTTATTATTACTTCTTTACATTAATGGTGGAGGATAAGAGAATCGAACTCTTACTTCATGCTTGCAAAGCACATGTGCTCCCATTATCACTAATCCCCCAAAAACTGGTCTCGGTAGCAAGAATCGAACTTGCGCCTCATGGTCCCAAACCACGAATGATACCATTTCACCATACCGAGATATTTATATATTTGTTAAGTGTACTATCATATGTTTAAGAGCCTGTTATGGCTCTCACATTCTATTGCAGTATGCCCGTAGCCATCGGATTGGATTGCATAGAAGGATGGTTATTCACCTTGATAGTTAGGCTGTCGGCTAAACACTTTCTCACACACACTTAACAAATATGGTGCCGGATGTCTGGTTCGAACAGACGACCTATCGCTTACAAGGCGATTGCACTACCGCTGTGCTAATCCGGCTAAACTTAAATTATTCTTTCCATTATATTCTTCGCCAAGTTATCAACATCGGCTCTTGTGGTGCCTCCGAGAATAACAATTGCGTATTGGTCACCATTCTTATGTACTAACATAACAAGACACTTACCAGCCGCATTCGTTGTGCCAGTTTTAGATACTTCAATGATATCAAATTTGTTCATCAACTTCACGTTAGTGTTATTGACTGGAATCTGTTTCTCTTTATTCTTCTTATCAACAACTTTCAAATCATATCTACTTAATGCTGATATCTCACGTATCTTATCATGCTTATATGCATCTGTCAACATGATAACTAAATCTCTTGCGGTGCTGGTGTTCTTTGCACTCAGACCAGATGTATCATCAAATTTTGTATTGTACATCTCTAGCGCAATTGCACGTTTGTTCATTTGATAAACTGTCCATAGTTTACCGCCCATGCTTTCTGCTAACGCTTCTGCGGCTCTGTTGTCACTTTTGACTAACATCAAATTCAACAATTCTTCTCTAGTGAATTTCTTGTGTGAATAGAACATTCCTTTGTATGGAACTTTCTCATCTAAAGGAACTCCACTCTCAACCAATACTAGTGCAGTCATTAACTTTGTAATACTTGCTATAGGTCTTATCGTATCAATTTCAGAATCAACAATCGGATGCTGTTTGGTGATATTGTATGCGTAGACTGTAACGGCACTAACATTCAAACACGTAAACATTAATATAGACAAAATTATGCTTTTCATATACTTCTTTATAGAGTGGCTCCTCAGCGTGGGATCGAACCACGGACACCTTGATTAACAGTCAAGTGCAACTACCGCTGTGCTACTGAGGAATAAAATGGTTGCGGGTGAAGGATTCGAACCTCCGTCCTTTAGGTTATGAGCCTAATAGTCTGACCACTGACGTAACCCGCTATTGAAAAACTGGACGCACGGGTGAGATTTGAACTCACGACTTTACGGTTTTGCAGACCGTTGCATTTGACCTCTCTGCCACCGTGCGACATACTATTATGTATAATAAAATTTGGCGATGCGTGGGAGAATCGAACTCCCGTAAGCGGATAGACAATCCGCAGTAATAACCTCTATACGAACGCACCTAAATTTGGTGGAGATGACAGGGATCGAACCTGTTGTGACATAAGTCGGAAGATTTACAGTCTCCTGCCATACCATTACGGCGGCATCTCCATGGTACACGATAGGAGAATCGAACTCCTCTTGCAGGGATGAAAACCCTGAGTCCTAACCGATAGACGAATCGTGCATACTTTTTAATCTATGAATAGAGTATAACACTCTAAACATTTTTTGTCAACAACTATTTCGGTAGTTGTTGTTTTTTATCACTGGCAGAGAGTATGAGATTCGAACTCATGCACCGCTTTCGCAATGACAGTTTAGCAAACTGCTGGTTTAACCACTCACCCAACTCTCTATAATTTTGGCGGAAGCGGTGAGATTCGAACTCACGGAACATTTCTGTTCGCTAGTTTTCAAGACTAGTGCCATAAACCAGACTCGACCACACTTCCATAACTTGGTGCGCCCTGAGAGAATCAAACTCCCACTTCAACGTTCGTAGCGTTGTGTAATATTCATTTTACTAAAGGCGCATAAAAACTTTGGTGCCCTCTCTCAGATTCGAACTGAGACTTTACGGCTTCTAAGACCGCTCTCTCTACCAATTGGAGTAAGAGGGCATTTGGTTCCCAGAGAAAGAATTGAACTTTCGATAATCGCTTATCAAGCGAACGTTATACCATTTAACTATCCGGGAATATCTTGGTACCTTGTGACAGGATCGAACTGCCGACCTTCTCCTTGTAAGGGAGACACTCTACCGCTGAGTTAACAAGGCAATTATCTTTGGGGTGTCGTA